CAAGGAATGCTTCGTCAAGGATTTGGGCAGAAATAAACTTACCATCATCTGACCCACGACCTTTCGTATTGGCAGTCGCGATGATATTGAAACCAGAAGCAGGTGCGATAACTTCACCAGTTTTTTTGTTGAAGTATGGTTTACCCTCAAGGATAGCTTGTAAACACATCAGCTTGTTAGAACCACGGTCAATCTCGTCAAGAATCAGAACCGCACCACGTTTCATCGCAGTCAGAACTGGACCTTCACGATAAACCACATTGCCATCGACCAGTGTGTTACCGCCGATAAGATCGTCCTCATCAGTTTCTACTGAGATGTTAACACGGATCGCTTCACGCTTGGCTTTCGCGCAAACTTGCTCGACCATGGTAGTCTTACCATTACCAGATAGACCAGAGATAAATGTAGGGTAGAATAAACCAGAACGAATGATTTTGTTCAGGTCAGTATGGAAACCGAAGGCGACATAAGTCGGATCCGCAACAGGAATCAGATTGTCAACTTCAATAGCAAGTTTCGCTTGGGTCACAATTTTAGCATCCGTAACAGGCTGAGGAGCAGGATTGTTAGAAACAACCTTCAGACCAGCAGCATCAATAGCATATTTATTGTAGCCAACTTTGTTTTCACGAATAAACCAATGCGGGAACTTGATTCCTTTATCAGCAACAATAGCGTGAATTTGTTTAGAGGTCAAGAACTCGGTATCAAGATCTTTAGCAGCCTCAAGAAATACATTTTTATCAGTCATAGTAAAATCCTCTCTCATCATTAACTATACTATTAGAATACTATATCTGTTCGAAAAAGTCAAGAACTTTTTACAAATAAACCCAATTAATTTCACTATATTTTTCAATAAGATAGCGTCTTTCTTCTTCCCATCTAAGTTTTTTTTGTTCTTCATTACCCCTCAATTGGTCATAATGAACGTGATCAATGTCTCCGAACCCTGCCAAGTAAATAGTAGTGAACCCACGTTCAGCAGCATCCCACATTGCCATACTCCCGCTACTCATTTCGCGTGGTAACAAATTCGGCGATACTGAAAGAACATTGTCAGATTCCTTGAGGTATGTCATCATGGTAACATTACCCTCACCACTAACGACACAACCATGTGGTGTATATTCGTTAGCAATTACATTTTGATCAAACGATGCTACAGCTGAAGACATTTCACTGGGAATAGATTCCCAGTCTAGAAATAAAAGTTCAGCTTCGCCATCATACTCTCTGTAGATTTGGTGTTGTGCTACAGGATCTGTTGAGACAATCACGTCAACCTTTATATCTTCCAAGTAAATTTTATTACACCCATACACGACGGCAACATCCGTCAAACCTGTAGGATTTGACTCACGTTCGAGCAAGTCGCCAACGTTGTAGACTCTTGACTTACCATTTCCTAGTATGAGTGCTGTATTATTCATGCGATTTTCTCAATGAAGTTATTAAGGAACTTACGAGATTTAGACTTAGAACCCTGAAACTTTTTAAAGCCACGAACCAAATCACCTTTGCTGTCGCTTTTGACTTCAAGATCTTCAAGATTTCCAAGGTCTTTAGAACGAACGATATATGCAGTCGGGAAACCATTTAAGCCATCAAGCTGAATGAAGCCTTCCTTGAGATAATCGCGTTTGTAAAGAGTATCAAAAGATTTTCCCTCAGACTCCCAACCATAGAGATTTGCGAATCGATATTTCAGATCGGATTTACTGGGATTGTCCAGATAGTAATTAATGGTGCGCGAACCAGTAGTTTTGTCATAGTGTTTGATCAACGCTTCACAAACGATATCGGGAAACCGCACACTATACAACTTGTTAGTGTTATGAGATGATGTGGTCACACCATTCTCAGTGATCACTATACCTTCATTACGGAAGCTTGATCCATTGCGACCAGGAACTACGATGTCACCAGTATTACTGCCATCGGTCAGGAATAATGTATTCAGAACATCGATTTTATTTTCGTTGCGGAAATCAATAGCACGATCGCGGAGAACCATGATAGTTTCGGCGAGCGGAGTGCCACCTAACCAGAACTTCACAGGAACGCTGCGATTCCATGCAAAGGGAAGACTATCTTCATAGCGATGTTTGTTGTTAGCATAACAAGCACTCATAGCAATCATGTTGCGAACAGCTTGCTTATACTTCGTTGCTGACATATCAGAACTAAACAGTTTCATTATAGTCAGTTCGTAGTCATCAATTTTAAGGTTTTCCTCGCGTTGATTTTTGACAAGATGTTCTATCTTCTCATTCTCGTGGGAGTTAGTGAACGAGTAAACTTCGAATGGGATATTGACTTTTTTACAGAAGGCAACTTGAATTAGCAGCTGTTCAATAGTTTGAGCCATTTTTTCATACATAGAACCAGAAAAGTCAATAACCATCAGCATGCCATGGTTCTTACCATCAGGCATAACTGTATTAGATAGGAACACATCTTCAGTCAACTTGGTCGCCCACAGTTTGTTCATGTTCAGGTCGCCAGTTTTATTTTCACGAGCCTTCGCGAACTGAGCAGCTTTGCGTTTGGCTTCAAACTGTTGAACCATCATGTTGATATAAGCACGATTCTTCGTATTAAAGTTATTTTGAAGTTCGTCAACTGAGGTTTCATAATCTAATTCAACGTCAGTATAACCGAATTCTTCGTTCTTTACCTTACGAATAAAACTGACTGGTTCCCAACTTGTCCAGGGATCCATATCGATCCACTTTTTATAATCGAGTTTAGGAAATTTACCATAGTGATACTCAGGAGCATTACTCTGAACCAGCTGCTCTTCAGATTTGCGATAATTGATATCGGTGATAGAGGCAGGTTCAAATTCATCTTCAGCTTCTGTAGAATCGGAGGCGAAAGTTTCTTCAGTTTCTTCTTCGCCAGTTTCATCACCAGCTTCTTCAGAATCACTATCACCTTCTTCACTGTTGCTAGAATTTTGCTCAACTTCTTCAGTCTCAGTATACTCACCGATTTCGCCCTGTTGAGCAGCTTGGATATCGTCAGCCATATCAGACATGGCTTCTTCAAACTTAGACAGTTCGTAAAGTTCGGTGGCAACTGTGACAACATCTTCCCAAGTTTCACACTTTGCAACTTTGTCAACATAGACAAGTTCTTCAGATGAGAAGTCAACAGCAGCGAACATACCTACTTTGAAGTGCAGATTGATGCGGTCAATGAGCGGATACTCATTGATGTCACGGTCAAGACCAAAGAAGTCCATCTCGTAAAGTTCGCGATAACCTTTGTAGAAATTTTTGACGAGTCCAGGATAGCGACGCTTTATGTCAGCCTCGATACGAGCATCCTCGACAATGTTAAGGAAGGATTTGAAACCACGACCTTTAGAACTGGCAGCATCGTGCCAGCCAGCCAGCGGTGTATTCAGTGCATGGCTGACCTCATGACCGATAAGAAGGTCATAAAGGTCAGATGACATTTTTTTGAATACAGGGAGAACGACCTTGCGTTCTTTCAGATCGAAATAAGCTGTCCGAACATTTTTATGCTCAACGGAAACATTTTCCGTAGCAAGCAACTTAGCCAAAATAGATTTATTACCGATATTCATACTTAACTCCTCATCTCTATACTTAGAATACTATATTGGAGCAGAAATGTCAAGCACTTTTTTCATAAAAAGTAAAAAAAGATATCGTTATTTTTCAATGACTTACTAGATTCTTTCGAAATATCTCGTAATTGCTTTGATTTTTTCGATCTGTTTATCAATAATGACCGATCTATTTGGCCATTTAATGATGTCTTTCTCAGGGTTTTTCTTGAGGTTTAGTAGGAGTGGAAGGATTAGATCCTCCACATCGCGAAGTTTGGTCGCTACATCCTGCTCCACAAGTGACCTATGCTCATTAATCATACCTGAGTTATCAGCTGTTAGGATACGAGCCTCGAGTTGTTCAAGTTTATCCATAATAGCATCGATCTGATCAGAAGGAATTTCAGCCTGAACAGGTTGTGTTGATACGGAACTAACCTCAAGGTCGTCCTCGTCTACCATTGTAAATCCGAAATCAAAATCGTCAGACATTGTTTGTCTCCAGTTGTTTGCGCACATCAGAACGAACTTTTTTCATGACCTTCTTTTTCATCGCTTTGATGGCTCGGTCTAGTTTCATTTTTGATACACGCTGTGTAAAATTTTGTCCTATCATATGGTCATATTCATGCAAGACGACGCGAGCCGCCAATTCTCTAAAGTTCTCTACAACTTCATTACCATCTGTATCATAATATCTAAGAGTAACATCGGTTGGTCGATTCACCATCAGGAAAACTCCAGGAAGAGACAAACAACCCTCTTTCATTGACTCAGTTTCTTCACCGATAGCAATAATAGTCGGATTAATAATGTATCTTGTAAGAGCCTCTCCGTCACCGAATACAAAAATCTTCATATCTAGACCAACTTGATTGGCTGATAATCCGATACCACCGAGTTCCTTCATGCGCTCAAAAAGTTTATCACAAACTTCTTTGGCATTATCTTTTTCAAAGTCGAACTCTTGCGGTTCACGTTTCAAAAGTTCGTCACCGAACTCCAATAATTCTAAATCCATTATACCATCACCGAGTAGTTTTGTTTTTTCTCAAATTTAATCAGGCTTCTAAACTTATCAAAAAGTTGGTCGCCCTTATGACTGATCACGAATACATTTGTATCTTCACCAATAGTATTTAGTAGAGTCATAACATAGTCTGTGCCGTTATTATCCAAACTACTATCGAATACTTCATCAAGAATAAGCAGGTTAGTTGCCGCAGAGTTTTTCATCTTAGCGATAGTTCTCCAAGTAAACAGCAAAGCCAAATCAATACGCTGTTTCTCACCCTCACTAAATGAAGCATATGAGAATTTATCGCGACCACGAGATTTTATTGTCTCATTAAACTTCTCATCTAAATTGAAGTTAACAAAGAAATCCATCGCTGCCAGGTATTTATTCGCCAAAGAATTAATAGCTGGTAAATATTGTTTAATGATACGAGTTTTAATACCAGAATCTTTCAACAATGCTGCAGCTGCATTCATATAATGCATTTCTTGATTTTTCTCTGAACGAATACGATTTTTTGATGTTACTTCTTTGGCGAGCGCGACAAGTTTTTCTTGTTCGGTTTCGATATCGGCGGTGCGTTTCCGAGTATCGCCAAGCTCAATATGTAAGCGTTGAAGATATCTTTGATTCGAGGTAATTTCATTGTTTGTCTCGATTATTTCTGTTTGTAGTTTTGTATATTCACCGATTAAGCTATCCAGATCCTCGAACTGTTGGTCCAGTTCTGAGGAGGCTTTTTCGAGTTCTTGTATTTTAGATACACGCTCTTCTTGGATTTCAGATTTAAATTCGTGCGGGATACCCTGCTTACATGTTGGGCAGTCGTCATGATTCTCATAAAATTCTAATTCTTTATTTACTTTATTTATTTGGGAGACGAACTTGTCTTTAAACTTTTCGAGTTTTCTTCTTTTAGTTTCGGGGTCACCCAGCTTCTCCGCCTGTTCTGACTTGCCTGCTGCTGTTGCTTGGAGTTCCGTAATCGCTGTGTCCAACTCATCAATTTTCCCCTCGATCTCAGTGATTTTTTCGGCTTTATTAGATTCTAACGTATCTATATATTGTTTTTGAATTTCTGCCTTTTGCTTTGATACTTCGACTTCAGCTTCGATGTCACGAATCTCACCCTGCAGACCAGTCAGTTGTTCTTTCAAAAGACCATTCATAGTGGTAAAGATTTGAATATCAAGGATATCCTCAATAACCTCACGACGAATGTGAGCAGGAAGTTGCATAAATGGTGTAAATGATGCGCTTCCGAGAATAACAATTTGAGTGAATGACTTATAGTTTAGGTTGAGGATAGATTCTTCAAGATACTTTTGTGTATCTCTCAGAGCAGCATCCTGATCAATCATTTCATCATCGCGCCATATTTCGAAAATATTTGGCTTTACACCACGACGAACAAGATACTGATGTTTGCCAGAGCGAAACTCAACTTCAACTAGCAATCCCTTATCATTGATAGAGTTTACAAGCTGAGGTTTATTAATATTACGAAATGGCTTATTAAACAAACCAAAGCATAATGCGTCTAAGAATGTTGATTTACCTGCTCCGTTTTCACCAACAATAAGAGTGCTAGGAGAACGTGTAAAATTAATTTCAGAAAATGCATTGCCAGTAGAGAGGAAGTTTTTCCATCTCAGTTTTTCAAAATAAATCATGCTAAGTTTTTTGCTTCCACATATAGAGACTTCATAACACTCTTGAGTTTTACTCTATCAAGATCTGTTTGAATGTTATCAATGTAATCATCAAGGAGCGTAATAGTATCTTCGAGGTTCAGATTATCAGCGTCAATCGCGTCATCTTCAAACTCAGAGAAGTCCTCAATAATTTTTAACTCAATTAAATTGCAACTTTCGAGCCTATCTATAAAGGAATCAAACCGATGAAAATCAGATTTATTCACAACTACAACTTTTACAGATCCGCCCTTAACACGATCAAAATCAATAGCATCGAGACTTGCTCGAGAAGCATCATCTGAGTCGTTGTAATAAAATTTGTGAAAGATGTTATATGGGTTTTGAACAAACTCAAGTTCGTCAGTTTCTGTATCATAGATGTGAAAGCCTCTAGGGTCATCATAATCGCTCCAAGTAATTTCATAGGGATTACCAAGGTAAGTAATATTGCCATTAGAACTGCGATGGTGAAAATGACCAGAGCAAACAAGATTGAATTTATTAAATATTGATGGATCCATTCCGTGGTCATTTGCATGACCTTTATACATCTGGAACCCAGCGAGTTCATAGTGGCCAAAGCAAACTGTAGCATCTGTTGCATCTATTGCCTCCATTGTTTGTTGATAATTATCTGCGCAAATCCATGGCGTGAATAAAATAGTTTTTTCACCGAACGATAACTCTGTTACTTCAGGATAAATCTCAATGTTATCATAATCTTTAAGGAGTAGATCGGGAGAGTTTACCTCGTTTGTGTTTTTGAAATATGTATCATGATTTCCAGGAATCATATGCATATCAATCTGCATCTGTTCAGTTTTATCAAAGAAATACTCACGACATTTTTTATATGTATTGAAGTTGATAAACTTACGTCGGTCAAAAATATCACCCAAGTGAATAATAGTTTTGATTTGCCGTTTTTCAAGTTCTGGAAAAAATGTTTGAGAATAAAACTTTTCAAAAAAGTTATCAAATGGGATTGAGTCTGACCTCGCACCGAAGTGCGTGTCAGTAATTAATGCGATTTTCATTAAGCAACCATAAATTCAGGGACATCACGTTTTGTATAACGAGCCATATCCATTTTGTAAGTGCGATAGTAATTACGATAAGCGTCAATAGAATTTTCCATCTTAACATCGTCGGGCATCGCTTGAGGCATTTTTGTCATTAAACCATCTTTAATATTATGTGGTGGCATTGACAAAATATCTTCTAGTTTTTCCTGAGTCAAATGTTTTTTACCATAACGATGAGTGTATTCCTTACAAAGTTCTAACCATAATGAATACAACCAGAGATAATTGGTAAATGTTTCGCGTGTCCATACAGCTGACGGATGATTGATATGTGATGCTTTGTAAAGAACACCATCCATATTATCATTCGGATGACGCCAGCGTTTGATGCGACGACCAGAAGAGTCATCGATATATTCTTCACCATCAAGCATACGATGGGCAGTCGACATAAGTTGGGCATACTCGATAATCATTTTGACCACATGCTTGTCAAGGTGCATTTGGGCAGCTGTTTCAAAGTTTTCGTCAAGGTAAAAAATATTCATCTCATTCTCCTAAAGACTTCACTATAATGAATATACAATACTTCTCGGGCAATGTCAAGATCTTTTTTTACATCAGGATACGCAATAATCCCATTGTTATAATCTTTTTCATATTTTGTCACTATCTCAATAGCGACCTTCAAGGGCATCTTTGATTTTTTGTCTGGCATTTTGTTGTCCAAGATCGTAAACTTCAGAAATTAAACTATAAAGATCACAGGCACTGAATTCTAAAACATCGTGAACTTCTTTATTTCCCCTCATGTCTTTTCCATGAATCTCAAGTTTGTCTCTTGATTCTACAGGGATATAACGAATATCAGTAATATGTCTCAATAGTTTCGTATAAGGATAACCCATAATTTAACCTCTCAAAATTTTTACCAATGTATTTGTTTGACTTATAGCATCGTCCAAAGCATTATGCCATTGACTTTCGCCAGAT